TTGAGTTACCTGATCGACACCAATGTCCTGTCCGAATTGCGCCGCAAAGCGCCCGATGCGCGCGTGGTGGCCTGGATGCAGGACCGCCCGCGCCAGTCGCTCTACCTGAGCGTGCTGACCCTGGGCGAGATTCGCAAAGGTATCGAGCGGCTGGACGACGCGGCGCGCCGCCAGCACCTGATTGACTGGCTCGAAGTGGAACTGCCGAACTACTTTCTCGGCCGATTGCTCGACATCGATGCGCATACCGCCGACCGCTGGGGCCGGCTGATGTCCTCGGCCGGCCGCCCCCTGCCCGCCATCGACGGCCTGCTGGCCGCGACCGCCCTGCAACACGACCTCACGCTGGTCACGCGCAACACCAAGGATTTCGCGGGGCTCGACGTCCAGCTCATCAACCCATGGGAAGCCTGAGCGTTCAACGCTTGCATCGGATTCGGAAGCCACGACGCGATCCAGTCCGTCTTTCTACGAAGTCGTTGTGGTTACAACCACTCCATTACTGATTCGATGAATGCTTGCGCCGCCGAAGCGCAGATGGCGTTGCCATAGGCGCGCAGGCGTCCCACTCGGGCGGAAGCGCCATGAGCCAGCGGGAATGCGCCGGGTTCAACTGGCCGCCAGCGTCCATCGCGGCACAGGAGCCAGTCAGCATCTCGCCAAGGGCCGTTCGTCGGGCCGGGCCCGGAAGCAACGTGAATGCCTGCTCGCTCAACGGCTTGCCGCGGGTCTGTTCCGCCCGCTGTGCAAGGAACTCCGGCGAGCCGCTGGCCGAGTGCCAGTCCCTCGCGTTCGGCGTAGCCCAGCCCGAAACCAATGCCACCGTCTTCCGGCTGCTGTCGTTGTTGCTCGCAGCGTTGTTGCCGTTCCGCGCCGGTGTACCCGCCATTGGTGTCGGCCATCCCGTCAAGCACACGGCCGCCGCGAGATCGGGCCCATGATTGCGCATCGCCTCTGCCAAGCCGCCCGCGAACGATCTCACGCCCTTTGCGGCCAGCGCCGCCGTCGGCGTGGGCCACCCAGTAGAGCCGGTCGCGGATGTGCGGAGCACCGACGCCCGCAGCCGGAAACGGTATCGCCCCGACGGCGTAGTCCACGGCTTCCATGTCATCTTGTACAAGGTCGACCCAAGCATCCGCGTTGTTGCTCGCAACCTGCTCTCCAAAAACAACCGCAGGTCGGCACTCGCTGATGAGGTGGTACCAGGCTGGCCACAGGTGCCGCTCGTCAGCAAACGCAAGTCCTTTGCCTGCCTGGGAGAAAGGCTGACACGGACAGGATCCTGTCCACACGGGGCGGTCATCGGCCCAGCCTGCGCGGCGCAGTGCCAGCGACCAGACGCCGATTCCGGCGAAGAAGTGGTGCTGGCGATATCCCCGGAGGTCGTCCGGTTGCACATCTTGAATGTCTCGCTCATCTACATCGCCCGGCGCAATGTGGCCGGCGGCGATCAGGTTGCGCAGCCACGCAGCTGCATACGGATCAATCTCGTTGTAGTAGGCGCCCATACCTCTGCTACTCACAAAGGCCATAGGCGTCGGTGTCGAGGGTGATCGTTGTTTTCACGTTCTTGGCTTTGAGAAAGCCGGTCGGCCCGGCCGGTGCCAAGCCATCGGATCGAGGCAGCGTTGAGCGCCGAGGCCCGACGGACGTCAGGGGGCATGCAGCGGCGGAGCCGCCGAGCGAAGGAGCGGCGAGCGCGACGGCTTTTCAGCGAAGGGGTGTTGCAGGGATGTGCCGCAGGGCGGCGGCAGGAATCAGGTGCGAGGAATTGGGGTTCCTCTGGCTGCCCGGACGAATAGGCGCGAAAGGCAGTCGAACCTGGGATGTCGCGGAACGACACAGAACCACACTCCGCTGACGACGCACCCAATTCAAAGCGAATGGGGTGCTCCTTTAAAGCTTCGGGCGACAGCGCCGCGTTATGGGAGCCCGATCCAGGCGCCGTTGGGTTCGGCGGGAATGCTCAATACTTTCTCATTTATTGAAATTCTTGCTGCACCGCACACGCAGCGTGTTTAAGTTACAGCTAAAATTTCGCTATCCGATGGCATGTACGTCTTTGCGATTTAGCATTGCTGATCACCGCCTCGGTTATTTCAACTACAACGATCTTTCGGGAAGAAACCACATGGCAACCTACAAAGACCTGCTTGCTCAAAAGAACAAGCTCGAAGAGCAACTCGAAGCCGCCCGCCAGAAAGAGCTGGCCGAGATCACCGCGCAGGTGCGGCAAGTCGTGCAGGAATACGGCCTGACCGCCGCAGACATCGGGCTGGCACCGAAGCGCGGCAAGCGCGGCCCGAAGTCCGCCGTAGCCCCCAAGTACCAGGACCCGAAAACCGGTGCCACCTGGTCCGGCCGCGGCCGCACACCCGCCTGGATCGGCAAGAACCGCGACAAATACCTGATCGCCTGATTCACCGGCAGGCGTCGCCTGCCGCCACGAGGCGCACACCGGTCAGCCCAACTGCCGGACACGCGCCTCGATGGCAGCGGCCAGGCGCGGAATGCGCCGCGCCACCAGTTGATCAATATCGAGCCGCTTCCTGAGCACGACACGCGGCACGAGCACCGCAATCGGAACGTCCGCGCCGCGCTGGATGCGTTTGACGCCCTCGGCCTTGCGGTAGCGGCGCTTGAAGCCGGCCAGCGGCCGGTCGTGCTCCCCGATGTTCTCGGCCATCAGCACCACGTTCCCCTTGTCGTTCTTCACGAAGTAGGCGTTACCGCCCCGCATCAGCTCGGCGATCTGCGCCTTGAAGCGCTTCCTGCCCACCCGCCCGTAAAGCGGAATCAGCAGCCGGCCGGCGACCACACCACCCCGCTCGTGGATGGCTAACCACGGCACCCGCGAGCCCACATAGAGCGCCGGCAGGCGCTTCGGGTCCCGGTCCAGCACCTTGGCCGTGAAGCCCTTGAGGAAGGACTTCTTGACCACCCGCATCTGCCCGGCGACGTGATCGCGCATGTCCTGCTTGAGCTCCGCCGCCTCGCTGGCCATGGCTTGTGCGACAGCCTTCTTCACCTTCGGCCGGAAGTCCCCCGCCCAGCGGCGCAGCTGGGCCTGCGCCGCAGCGCTATCGATTCGAACGGAAATGCGCATGGCTGTTTGCCTTGTCGTTGAGCTGGTCGAGCGTGCGTTCGAGGTTGCGCGCATCGCCCCGTGAGCCGATGGCGATCAGCGACAGCAACCGCGCGTCACGCGCAGCGTCGGCGCGGACGGCGGCATCCAAGAAGCCGCGCACCTGGGCCAGGGTGTAGTCGAGGATCTCGGGCAGGCGGTGACCGTGATCGATCAAGCGCTGGATGGCGTCGAACCAAACGCCGCAGACTGCGTCACCTGTGCGAACAGGCCGTCGAGTCTCGGCAGCACCGTCCGGGTAAAAAAATCCGCGTTCACCTCGACCACCTTCGCAGCCAGCAGGATCGCCTCGTCGGCTGCCAGCGCATCGACCCACGCACGGGGCTTGTCCACCGCGATGGCGACGGCCTGCAGCAGATCGTCGCCACGCTCGATGAAGAGCTCGAGCCAGTCGATTGAGGGCGCCTTGAGTTGCTGCAGCGTCGGCGAGATCGCGCGCAGGAAGGCCGGCAGCCGGCCAACCTTGAGCGGCTGGATGGCGAGCGTCTCGCCGCCCACGGCAAGTTCGGCCGGCTGCGGGATCAGCTTGTCCAGATCGTCCATGGCGGGCCTCACAGTTGCACGATCCTGCCAAATTGGCCAAGGACCGCGTCGAACGGCTTGGTCGGATCCGCCAGCAGCGAGCCCTCCATCTCGAACTTGTTGTACTCGTCCGAGATGAGCGACAGTTCCTTGAGCGGATCGAATGCCACCCGGTACAGCTCGACCAGCACCTTGGCGTTGCCCTGGGCGGTGTTCAGGCCCTCCAGGCGCAGGTACCGCTCGGGCAGCGGCTGGGTAAAGATGCCGATCTCGGTGGCGACGCCAGAGGCGTAGCTCGCCTTGAACGGCTTCACGTAGGGCACCGGTGGCGAGCCGCCATCATCCAGGCGCAGGAACTGGATCGACCCGAAGTCCAGGTCGCCGGTGTAGTCGACACCGGCGACCAGCGTCGCGGGCTTGGCGCCGCTGTCCTTGATCACCAGCTTCGACACCTTCGGGTGGGCCAGGAAGTAGCGGTCGCCCACCATAGGCTCCGCGGCGCCGACCGGCTCGTCATTGACCGCGCCACCATCGCCGGTGACGTGGTTGCCGTACAGGGCCAGGGCGAGGTTGTCGCGGGTGAACTCCTCGATGGTCAGGTTCAGGGTGGCCGACTTCTGCTTGACCATCCGGTGGTCCAGCGTGCGCTGGCCGGACTGGCTCTCGTAGTGCTCCAGCACGTCGGTCTTGAGGGACAGCTTCAGCTCGGCCACGTTGCCGGGCGAGCGCACCTCGTAGGGCACGCCCGCGGCATCGCGCTTGCCGAGGTAGACGCGCCCCTGGAAGGAGGCGTAGGTACTCATGATTGGGGGAACTTCCTTGCGTTACGCAGAAATGGGTACGGGGGTGAACGCTACCCGAACGGGCACTCTCGAAGCGCTGCAGTCCTGCCTCGGTTGGCGGGCAAATCAGCAGTCAGATGGGCTTCAGGCAGGGGTCGCCAGATCGGCGGCCAGGGTCCGGTAGGTAATGCGGTAGCGCGCCGGAATCGCGGCAGCCACGGCGTCGGCGTCCTCGACGTCCCACTCGCAGTCCAGCTCGTGGATGCCGAGCGCCAGGCCCCCGCAATTCACGTCGACCATCAGCGCGGCGTGCGCTGCGGTCAGCAGTTGGTCGGCTGCGGTCTCCGGCGCGGCGGGTGGTACGGCGCGGGCCAGCGCCGTCACCCGCACGGTCAGTTCGCGCGTGACCCGATCGTTGGCCCGGCTGGCGATGGCATCGCTCTCCGGATACACCACCAGCGCCGGGCACTGCTCCCGCGCGATGGCGACGGCCGGCGACCGGTGCAGCGTGGCGCCGAGCGCCTGCACCGGCGTACGGACGGCCGCCATCACCGTGAGCAGGATCCGCTCACGGACGGAGTTGACTGCCATGGGGGTTACAGGCGGGTGAGCTTGGCGCGGATCTCGGAGCCGTCGCCAACCGCACGCAGATCGCGCACATGGAAGACCGCACCGGCGATCTCGACCGTCTCGCGGGGACCCAGCCCCGCAAAGATCGTGGCGGGATAGGACATCACGTACTCGGTGCTGACCGTCAGGCCATCGAGCAGCGTCTCGTCGGGGGCCGCGAAGCCCACCATGTTGGTACGCGGCGGGCTGCCATCAGACGGTCGCCAGATGCACTCCTTCAGGAGACCCGCATTGGCGGCGGCTTCGTAGAGGGTTACCACGATGTCCATGGTCACCCCATCGCCAGCTTGACCAGCACGCCCGGCCGCAGACACATCGGCAGCGGGTTGGACTGGGTGTGCACATCGGTGCCCCGGCCGAACTGGCGTGGCTCCTGCTTGGCGTACAGCGGCTGGCCCAGCGTGTTGACCGTCTCGTTGAAGTCGGCCGGCGCGAAGTACGTGCTGAAGGTGTCGATGGTGCCCACCGGGAAGACGTGCGCCTCGCCAGGTTCGATGAAGCTGCGCACCTTGCCCGACGCATCAGACGCCTTCCCCCGGTACTCCTCGAAGGTGATGCCGCCGAACTCGAAGCCGGCACGCACGTCGTTGATCAGCATGATCCCTTCACGCCAGCGCGAATAAGCCTCCTTGACGCTTTTGTGGCTGATCAGCGCCTTGAAGAAATCGGTCGAGCACAGGCAGTGCGCGCCGGTCGTGACTTCGCCGAGCAGGGAGTCCTCGATCATGCCAAGCACATCCGTGCATTTGTTCCGGACCTCGGTCTTGTCGACGCCCAGCTCGAAGTTCACCACCTTCTGCTGGATGCGGAACTCCTCGAACAGGTTGTAGAGGGTGGAGCCATCCGCGTCGAGGATCTCGCCCTTGAGCGCGCCCATGCGCAGGTGCTCCAAGGTGATGGCGTGCTTGTTGCGCATCGTCTCCAGACGCTCGGCCATCACGTTCGACACGGATTCCAGTTCGGTCTCCGAGCCGAAGCCGCGCAGGCCCTGCACCGCCTCGGGCAGCACCACATCGTCGTGCGGGATGTGGGGGATGACGAAGGAGCGCACGTTGCGCCGGCCACGCGTGCCGACCGTGCCGGGCGAGCCCGGGGGGAGCGTCGGCAGCAGCGTCAGCACGCCTTCGCGTTGCTCCACGATGATCTGCCGCGTGCGCACGGGCTTCGGCGCAAAGAGGCTCATCGCCTCCAGCTTGCCGTACCGGTTCGGGATCAGGTTGATGGCCGCCGTCATCGACGCCATCTCGAAAGCGGGATTGGTGAATGGGTTCTGCATGGTCGATCAGGCTCCGACGCGCACCAGGACGCCCAGTGCCTTGAGTTGAGAGATCGCGGCGTGCTGCTCGACGGCGGCGATGCCGGCGGGCCATTGCAGCGCGTGGGACGCGACGATGGCGTGGCGCGCGACCATCAGGCCGTCGTCACGATCGGCCAGGTGGGCGTCGCACGGCTGCATCAGCACGCCAGCGGCGTACTGGCTGCCATCGGTGGCGGAAGGGTCGAGCTGCTTGACCTTGCCCGTGGCGGTCACCATGCCAAGCACGGTGCCGAGCGCCAGGCTCTGGCCGGCGGCCACGGTGACGCGCTCGCGCGAGTACAGATTGGGCGCCTCGTACTTGAGGAGGTCGCCCAGATTGAGTGGTTCTTGAAGAACAGGCATGTGCTTCGGTTACTGGATGCCCAGGCGCTTCTTGACGGCCTGGAGCAACGGGTTACGGGGAGAGTCGGCATGGCCGGCATTGGCTGAGACCGCCTGCGCGTGCGGATCGATGCGGCTCGCAATCTCGGGCGATGCCTCGGCGCGCGCGGCCAGCAGCTGGCTGCGCACGCGTTCGGGCGTGGCGCGCGCCTCGAGGAAGCCGGCGACCAGGTCGGTGCGCCCGGCCAGCGCGCACAACTGGGCGATCTCCACGGCGTCGGTGTGGCTGGCGACGGGAGCTGCCTGCGGTGCGGGTGGCGATGCAACCACCGCGGGTTGGGCAGCGGTACTGAGAGCGTTCGCAGCTGGCACGCTGACAGCAGCGGGATCAGGTTGAGTGGTCATGGAACAGTTCATCTGGAGGTTGAGAGAGGGGTTGCGCGCAGCCGTAGCCGGCGCAGCGGGAGAAAGCGATGCAGTGAGCTGGGCGAGCGCGTCCTCGAACGTGCCGACGGCATCCGCCAGGCCGGCAGCGACAGCGTCCTGCCCGAAGAAAAGCCCAGCCTCGGTGGCCGTCACTGCCTCGGCCGACAGTCCGCGATAGCTGCCCACGGTCGCGACGAACAGCCTGTAGATGCGGCTCACCTCGGCTTGCAGCTGCGCCTGCGCTTCGTCGGTGATCGGCTCGTGTGGGTTGAGGTCGTTCTTGCGGGCGCCGGCAAACACCGCCGTGTAGCGAACGCCGTCCTTTGCGTCCTTGACGGACTGGTCGACGTGCATGGCGATGACACCAATCGAGCCAACCCCGCCGGTGCGCGAGACGAAGACCCGCGACGCGGCGCAGGCCAGCGCATAGGCGGCCGAGAACGCCATGTCGTTGGCCGCCGCCCAGACGGGCTTGATGGCGGCGGCGGCGCGGATACGGTCAGCGAGATCAAACACCCCACCGGACTCGCCGCCTGGGCTGTCGACATCGAGCAGGATGGCGGCGATGCCGGGGTCGGCCAGGGCCGCGTCCAGCTGTTCACCGATCGCGGTGTAGCTGGCCAGCCCCGACTCGGCCTCCAGGCCCACGGTGCGCCGCACCAGCGTGCCGTGGATCGGGATCACAGCGATCTGGGCATTGCCGCGGACCGGATTCCGTTCGGGTGGCGTGTAGTCGCCCGGCGGCGCCAGGCCGGCCAGGCCCACGCGCGGACCCAGCACCGACAGGATCACGTCAAGTTTGGGGCGATCAATCGCCAGCGGCACGCCAAAGAGGCGTGTCGCCAGATGAGGCAACAGGGTCATGGAAATCCTTCAGGCGGCGACGGGCTCGCCTGCGTTGGCATCCGCGCGGGACACGGCAGGAGCGCCATCCTTGGCGGTGTGGCGCGGGTCGGAATCGAAGACGAGGCCGAGCTCGTCGGCACGGGCGTTGTCGGCGGCGATCTCGCGGTCGATGTCCTCGGCGTCGTAGCCAAATGTGGAAATCGCTTCCGAGCGGCTCATCAGGCCGGCGCGGATGGCCAGCAGCATCGCCTTGAACTCCTTCTCGGGGTCAACCCACTGCCAGCCCTGCGGGATCCACTTCGCCTGCAGGTATTGGCGGCGGCGAGCGGCCCCGCCGCGCGCGAAGCCGGGGGCGATCAGCGCACCGGAGAGCACCGCCTGCTTCATCCAGGCTGCCCATACCGGGCGGCACATCTGGTGCACCAGCACGCTGTGCTGCACCATCTCGCAGCGACGACGGAACTCCAGCAGCCCCGCACGGATGGACGAGTAGTTGACGCCGGTCAGGTCCCCGGTCAGTTGCTCGTAGGTGATGCCGAGCGCTGCGGCCACCGCGCGGAACTGCGTGCGCAGGAACTCGCCATAGGAGCCGCCGACATCGGCCGGATCGGAGAACTTGATGTCCTCGCCCGGCTCCAGAATCTGCAGCGTCCCTGGCTCGAGTCCCACCAGCGAGATGCCAGCCTCGTCCGGCAAACCCTCGCCCATCAGGTTGTCCTCGGGGCTCTGGCGCGTGACGAAGCCGGCGAACATGGCGGCGGTCTTCTTGCGCACCAGCTCGGCGTCGTCGTACTGGTCGAGCTCGTTGAGCTTGACCAGCGCACGCGACAGCCACGGCTCGCCCCGGATCTGGCCCGGACGCAGCACGCGATACAGGTGGATGATCTCGCTCGCATCGACCCGCACGGTGTCGAGCCCGCCCTGCCCCGACATCGGCGCGAGCCTGCCGTCGTCCGGATGCGACCGGTACAGGTGATAGGCCACGCGCCGGCCCAGCCCGTCGAACTCGATGCCCGAGCGCACCGCATTCCCGGACGGCAGATCGACGTTCAGGGTCATCGGCAGATGCTCGGCCTCCAGCAGTTGAAGCTGCAGCGGCACGGTCAGGCCGTCCTCGGGGCGTCGCGGGCGCAGGCGGATCAGGCACTCGCCACCTTCAAGCATGGCGCGGCAGGCCAGCGCCTGCAGGCCGTAGAAGTCAGTCTGGCCGGCGGCGTCGGCTTCTGCCGTCCAGGCCCGCCACAACGCCTGCACGTCGGCCTTGAAGGCATCGTCGGTGGACAGGCTCTGCGGCTTGATGCCGGTGCCGACCGCGTTGGCGACAAACGCCTCGATGCCGGCCTGCGCCCAGGCGTTGCGCCGGACCAGATCCCGGCTCTTGATGCGCAGGTCTTCGCCACTGGCAAGCAGCGCCGCCACGGCGCCCGGATTGCCGGGCCGCCAGGCGAGCGACCGCCTACCCCGGCCGGCGGCCTCGTGGACCGGCGCCTGGCCGAACAGGCTTCGGATCCGGCCGAACCAGCCGCCAGATGTTCGCCCAGAGGGTCGAGATACAGCTCGGGCCATCAGAACCCTTTGCCGGTCGTCACCCGGATCTGGCGCGGGGCGCCCGGCCACAGGCCGGTTGCGGCGGCCTGCTCGAACAGCCCGCGCCGGACCTCGCGGATCGCGAGCTTGAGCTCATCGACCGTGCGGTACTCGACCGTCTTGTCTTGGAAGGTGACCCGACGCTCGCCACGGGCGAGCGCGGCCTCCAGCGCTAGGAGTTGCGCTTCGGTGTATGCCATTCAGCGGTAAACCATCAGGTTGAATTCAGACGTGTCCGATAGCGTCCCGGCGGCGGTCGTGCAGATGACCTCCACAAACGCGGCCGTCTTGGCCTCGGCGCGCACGCGAGCGGCGGCGGACTTCATGGACGCCTGGCGGCCGGCGTTGCGGGCAAAGGCCACCCAGCAGTAGTTGTCGTCGGGCATCGGCTCGGCGAAGACCACGCGGTACTTGCCGGTGGCCACGCGCGCGACGCTCTGGACGTTGAAGGCCGACCGGATCACCGCCTGGTTGCCTTCCGTGCCAAAGCAGACCCAGGCGCGGGCCAAGCCCGGGTGATCCGCGGTAATGCGGGCACGGACCTCCTGGGCGATGGCAGCGGCAAGCTCGGCGATGTTTCCGGTCAGCGACATGGCCGCCGGATCAGGCGCCGGTCAGGGCCGCCTCGAAAACCGGCACGAAGTCGGTCTCGGGGTCGCCGATGGCAGCGGCCGCTACCGCGCCGATGTTCTGGCGGGCCTGGGCCTGCTCGTCGGCGGTCAGCGCCTGCGCGGCGTCGAAGCGCACACGGCGGTCCACGGCGGCCAGCAGCGCGGCGATGCCGCTCTGGTCCTTGAGGATCGCCTCCTGCAGCTCCTTGAGGGTGTCGAAGGCCGCATCGGCGCCGCCCAGCAGGTCGGCCTTGAGCGCGTCGAGCAGGCCGGTGATCTTGGAGGCCGAGAAGGTGGTCGTGGTGCCCGCCGCGTTGGCGTCATCGATCAGCGCGGCGCTGGCGATCTTGTCGAACTGCGCACGCAGCTCGTTGATCGCCGAGACCAGACTGGTCTTGTCGGTGGTCGACAGCCGGGCCAGCGTGCCGACCTGGTCGTGGATGGTCTTGAACTCCGACGCCAGACGCAGGACGAGGGATTCGATGCGAGTCTGCAAACTCATGGGGGATGAACTCCGGGTATCAGGATGAGGAGCACCGGGGTGCTCAGGACGACAGCCAGCGGCTCTTGATCACGCGCCGGCCGGCTTGGCGGACCCCAGGACGGGGCCCAGAAACGGCGATGCCACCGCGAGGGGTGGCATCTGTGGGCGAACTCAATTCGATTGGGGACGGTGTGTCCGGCGGCGGCGCCAGACCCAGTTGCCGCTCCAACTCGCGCCAGTGACGCTCCTCGAAGCGGTCGAGCCCGGCGGCGCTCGCAGCCGCGCGCGCGTAGACGTAGCAGTCCAGTGCCTCATTGCGCTCGCGCATCTTCTGCCACTCGCGAATCGGGAAACCGCTCCGGTCACGGCGGGTGATCAGTTGCTCGGCGCACAGCTGCTGCAGGAACTCCGCGTCGATCTTGGGCAGGTGCACAAACCCGGTCGGGAACGTGATGGTCGCGCCATCTTCTGCCACGTCGGCGGCTTTGCGCAGGTTGTTGTAGAACTCCAGCTTGGCGATGCCGACCACCACCGTGAACACCTTGATGCCGCGGCGCAACTTCTTGCCGTTGCGCGTGACATCGACCGCCGTCGGTGTGCCGATCAGCGCGGCGCCGCGTGCTGTGCCCTTGACTGCCATCACACGGGTATCGCCGCAGGAGCGCACGAAGGCGTACGCCTCCTGCGTGGCGAAGCCGGTATCGAGCGCGAGGCGCGCGAGCGGCATCGTTGCGCCGCTGGCGTGCGTCCACTGCTCTTCGACCAGTTCGGCGAGCCGCTTCCACACCGCGTCGCGGGCGGTGTCGCCCATCAGCACGCGGTGCTCCACCAGCCACGCTTCCCTGCCGCGCCCGAAGGCCCAGATCGACACCTCGATGCGGTCCTTCTGTACGTCGGCGCCGGCAGAGAGCAACAGGCCGCCTGCCGGTACGGTGCCGATGGCATAGTCCTCGCGGCGCTCCAGCAGGCGTTGCCAATCGGGCGCCTCGCCCTCCTCGACCCAGGTCTCGCCGAGCTCCGTGTTCCGGAAGGTCTTGATCGCCGCTGCCGACCCGCTCTCCTTGCTCACCGCGCTCTCCCAGGCCGCAGCGATCTCGCGCCAGCTGCGCCAGCCCACCGGGCTGTAGAGCGAGGACAGGTGGAAGCCCGCCGTGCGGCCGCCCGTTTCCGCCATCGCCCGCCATTCGCCTTGCGACAGCATCCACGCCTTGTGGTGCTCATGGATGGGCTCGTCGCAGGCTTCGCAGATATAGGCGGCTGTCTCCGGCTCCCCCTTGGTCCAGCGCAGTTGCTCGAAGCGCAGCCATTGGCGGTGGTCGCAGTGCGGGCATGGCACGAAGTAGCGGCGCTGGTCGGAGGCATCGTATTCGCGTTCGATGGTGCTGGCGCCGGCAATCGTCGGCGTCGACACGATGAAGATCTTGCGGCGCGCGAACGTCCGGGTCCGGGCTTCGGCCAGCGAGATCGCATCGCCTTCGCCCTCGACGTCCAGCGGGTAGCCGTCGACCTCATCGAGAAACAGGTACCGCACCGGCATCGAGCGCAAACCCACCGCACTGTTGGCGCCGGTCATGACCAGCACGCCGCCCCGGAACTCCTTGGCGAGGATGGTGTTGCCCGAGTCGCGCGAGCGGGCCGGCGCGATCCGCTCGGCCAGCACCGCAGACTCCTCGATCAGCGGGTCGATCCGCTGCTTGGAGTTGCGCTTGGCCATCTCCACGGTCGGCCAGACGGCCATCATGGGACCCGGCGCGTGGTGGATCACGTAGCCGATCCAGTTCGACCCCATCTCGGTCGCACCCAGCTGCGCGGCCTTCATGAACACGACCCGCTCGATGGGTGACGTCGGCGACAGGCAATCCATGATCGCGCGCAGGTACGGCGTGCGGCTGGTGCGCCA